GGGCTGATGGATAGACACCCTGTCTACGCTCTAGAGCACGCTAATCCAGGATACTGTTTTAAGAACTATCTGAAAATGCCAATAGCTTGGCTAGCTTCCTCCAATCAATTAAAATATCAGAATGTCTACCTCTACCCTTGATCCTAATTTGACTACAGCAGAGCCCGTTCGTTCTGAAATCATTGGCGAATCCAATCCAGATGTCGAAAAGCAGGCAAATCAAATCAATCGATTTATGAACTGGTATCTAACCCAAAGAAATAAAGACTTTTCTTCTGATTCAGAAAGATTGCTTTATTCTTCCATTTTTTATGGCGGTCCATTTAAAGAATAGGCCAATTATCCTCCCCTTTTCCCCCTTGCACTGACTTAATCACCTAAATTAAAATACCTTCGCTATCCTCTTTTTTAGCAGCACGAAGCATCGTGTATCGTATGTTATTTAACTTACGGGTTGCTAAAGAGTGTCAATACCTTTTCCCCTTGACCCTAATCTGAACCCAGATCCTTTTATCCAGGACTTACCCCCTATTGATCAAATTCAAGAAGTCGACCATCTGCCCGATGGCAGCGCTTTATTCAATTTTGGCGGTAAAAAAGAGTCGGAAGATGAGAAATCCTCTTCCGATACCGCTTTTTATGACAACCTGGCTGAAAAAATAAGCTCAGATAAACTATCGGGCCTCTCAGCCAGACTCTTAGAGGAAATTAAACAAGATTTAGAATCCAGAGCGGAGTGGGAACGCACTATCAATATCGGGATGCGTTATCTCGGCTTTCGAGTAGAAGAATTCCGCTCAGTTCCCTTCTTCCAAGCCTGTGCAGCCTTTGATTCCACTCTCTCAACTTCCCTTTTTCATTCCTATGCCACCGCCAGAGCTGAATTGTTCCCAGCAGCAGGACCCGCCCGCTCTGAAATCATTGGCACACCCACCCCTGAAGTCGAAGACCAGGGAGAACGGGTCAAAATGTTCATGAATTGGTACTTAACCCAAAAGGATAAAGATTATTATTCTGATTCAGAAAGATTACTTCTTTATGTGATTTTTTGCGGCTGCGCCTTTAGAAAGGTCTATCAATGTCCCATTAACAATAGACCCGTTGCGAGATTAGTCACCCCTCAAGATTTCATCATCAATCACAACACCGTCAGTATTGAAAGTTCAGATAGAACGACTGAGGTTTTATATTTAAACAGAAAGGAAATCTTACAAAGACAAGCCGCGGAAGATTTTATTGACTTTGAAGTCCCGCTAATTGCAGAAGACAGTTTCGAGATTGAAGATTCACCGCTGACCAAGACAGTGAAGAAACAGGAAGGCATTAGAACGGAGTCTACTGAAAACAAGTCTTTATTCAAATTCTATGAGGTTCACGTTAACTTGGACGCCAAGGACGTTGAACCCAAGAAGCGGGGAGAAAAGCTAAAGAAAGCCAATATCCCCAGGCCATATGTGGTGATGATTTGCGTCACCAACCGGAAAGTAGTCTCTATCAGACGGAATTGGAAAGAGGATGATGATAAGTTCAAGAAACTTCAACATTATGTGCAATATTCCTATTTACCGGGTTTTGGCATCTATAGCCTAGGAATGGCTCAGTTAATGGGCTCAAATACCATTACCCTGACCAGCATACTAAGGCAATTGGTAGATAAGGGAACTATCTGCAATTTTCCAGGCGGATTGAAGTCAGCAGGACTTCGAATAGAAAATAACGATAAGGCAATAGGACCCGCAGAATGGGTAGAGGTGGAAACAGGAGGTTTACCCCTCTCTGATTGCATCATGCAAATGCCTTATTCGGAACCCTCAGCAACCCTATTAGAGCTAAGGAAGGAACTCAAGGAAGAGACCTCTACATTAGTGGCCGGCGCTGAGACGGAAATCCCAGAAATGGGCAGTAATATGCCGGTGGGAACAACCTTGGCCCTCTTAGAAGTGGCCAATAAAGTGCAAAGCACCATGTTACGTTCCCAGCATAATTCATTAGGTCAAGAGTTAAAGCTGATATTTAACCTCTTTGGAGAATATCTGCCGGATGAGCCTTATCCCTTTGCGGTCCCAGGACGGGAAACCGCCATTATGAAAAAGGATTTCAGCGATAAGGTTAATATCATTCCGGTATCCGATCCAAATGTGTTGACCAGCACGCACCGCTTGATGAGAAATCAAGCCTTGTTGCAGCTGGCCCAATCAGCCCCAGAACTTCATGATATGCGGGAAGCCTATCATCGAATGTATTCCTCGATGAACATTGAAAACATCGATAAACTCTTGCCTCAAAAACCGGAACCCATGGCTATTGATCCGATTGCGGAGAACATGCTTTTGTTGAGCGGCAAGGATGTCGCCGCCAAGCTTTTTCAAGAGGATGAATCTCATATACAGGTTCATACTCTGTTCTCGCAAGACCCAATGGTTATGGGCAATCCCCAAATTTATGCCTCCGTCAAATTGCATATCCAAAAACACAAAGCCTTCAAAGTCTTTAAAAATCACTTTACGAATCAAAAAATGCAAGAAATAGGACAGAAAGTCCAACAAGCCCTCATGCCAAAGATGCAATATTTACTTTCTCTAGGCTTCCCCATGGGAGCCATTGAACAAGAATTACGTCCAGAAATGGAACAGATGAGCACACAACTCATGCAGCAAATTAAACTCCCAGAGCTCAAACCCGAAGAAGAAGAAAAAATATGCTTAATGCCTGATATTCAAAACGAGGTTGCTAAACAAGATGCAGCAGAATTAATGCAGCAAGCCCAGCAGGCGCAGCAAGCCCAGCAAGAAGCCCTCGATCCAAACAAGGTTGCGGTCATGGATATTGAGCAAAGGAGAGAAGCAGCACATCTCAAAGGTGAGAGTGACCAGCTCAAAGCAGAAACGGAAGCCTTTAAGGCACAGCTCAAGTATGAAGCTGAAACGGCTAAAACGGACAGCCAAAGAGAAATTGCCAGCGAAAAGCATCAAGTCGATATGGCTATCGCTGAGCAAAAATTGTCTAAACCAATGGTGGAGCAATTCTAATGAAAGAACGATGGCAGTCCGGTTATCACGGCGAAGATAGTTTGAGAGATAAAGCTCATCGATGGGCTAAAGCAGAATTAATGGGCGCTGAAGGGGGAGAAGTCCCCGCTTCCATGTCCGCACCCCAAAACACCAAAATGAGACCCTTTAAACGAGGCGGTCATGCAAAAGGGGGAGAATGCGCAGGCGGGCGCATGTATTCCGAAGGCGGTGAAATGCATGATATGTCTCATGGCCAATATAAGGCTTATGGCGGTCGGTTAGGCTATCCAGACCGCGCAAAACGAATACCAGTAAAACGGGGTGGACGCTGCAAAGCAGAGGGCGGCGACATTCCAAAGAAAGGCTTTGGAGGCTCTTTTCTTGAAAAACTAAAAACACAACAGCAAGGCCCTCTCACGGCATTTAGGAACCGTAGTTTGTCTGGTCCCTATGGTTATGTCACGGATAGCGATCATGTCGCCAGAGGCGGCCGAGTCCCTAAGAGAGCCATGGGCGGTCCTATGAATAATGTTAATGCGCCCTTAGCGCCCAGCGACCCAAGAAATTTAGAGAAGTTCAGAGAAGCAGCCAAAGGATTGACTCGTGGTTATCAACCCTATTCTGATGTCGTTTACGGAGGACAACACGGGTACCCAAAATGGAACGGGGTTAGTAATGGTTTGCTTGCTGGTTTAAAAAAAGGCGGTCATGCAGGACATTCTCTAGAAGATGATTACGAACCGCACGGCAAACATCATGGATTAAATCATGATCAATCCGATATGCATATTCCAAGGCGTTCTCGTAATAGCGCAACGCGCAACGTTTCTCATGAAAAATCAGAACGTTTAGCTCGCGGCGGCGATATGAGACTCAATGTTGAAACGAGACGCGAATATGAAAACGAAGGCAAGAGAATGGGCGGCTATGAGCGCGAACGTCATGCCTATGAAGCAAAGCACGGTAAAAATAAGAAGGGCTGGGGCGGTCTATTAGGCGGCTTAGGCGGTACTTATTTTGGAGGACCCCTAGGCGGGATGCTCGGCAGTGCAGTCGGCAATATGCTGCCCTTTAAGAAAGGCGGCCCTGCCCATAGACGGCATCATAGAGCCAACGGGGGAGAAATCCCTAGAAAGGCTATGGGCGGCATGCAAGGATTTAATCCAGCCATGCAAAGCGATATACCGGCGCAGCCGCAACAGTTACAACCCCAAATGAGACGCGGAGGAGCTATGAAACATCGAAAAGCCGAAGGCGGCACCATTTATGAAAAACAAATGGTTGGTGAAAGACCCGGAAGCAAGGCCCATCACTTTAACTATGAATCTGAAATGAAGGGTGAACGAGCTGTTTCTAAACCCTCTTCACGTCATCAATCCAAAAGAGGTTTGCATGACATGGAGCATGGACAGCTTTTTAAAAGAGGCGGTCATAAAAAGGCAGCTGGCGGCGTTGGAAAAATTCGTCATGAACAAGCGACCCGTTCTGGAATGCCGAGAGGCAGCGCTCGGGTGATTAGGAATGATTTGTTTTGATTGAAAGATTTTGTGAAGTAACGTTAAGAGATATCCGAACTGACCAGATGGAAATTGCAAGCGTGATTACCTCTGGTCAATGCCGGACCTTCGAACATTATCGAGAAATGGTTGGCCAATTAAAGGGATTACAGAAAGCCGAAATGCGGGTACAGAGCAGTTATAACGCATTAGTGGAAACGAAATATTTACATCAGGGAGCAGATGATGAAAGCAAAACCAAGTCTGAGTTTTATTGAAAATCATGAACTAGAAGACGCAAAGTCCTTTGTCCAGAAACGCTTAGCCGCTATGTCAGGCATCGATAACATAGAACCTCCCCGCCCCACGGGCTATCACATGGCCGTTGCCCTTTATATCCGGGAAGAAGACGTTCATCAACTCAAAGGCGATGACGGACAACCCATGTTAGGACCTGACGGAAAACCGCTTTTTATTGCAATCCCAAATTCAGCCAGAGTGAATGATAAATGGACGAGCTGCACCGCCTTAGTCGTTGCACAAGGACCAGACGTTTATCACGGCGCGCGATTTAAAAATTCAGGCCCTTGGTGCCGGGTGGGTGATTGGGTAATTATTCCAAGAAATGAGGGCGTACAAATTAATTATCGAGGAATTCATATGCAAATAATCCCAGATGACAGGGTAATTGGGGTGGTAGCAGATCCCAGTCATGTCACCAAGGATTAGACAGAAACAACATCCGTTAATAAGGAGTATTGACAATGTATGAACAGGAAGAAAACGAAGAGTTTATCCAAGAGCCAGACGTTCAAGTAGAGGACTCTGAAGCGCCTTATATGGCTCCTGAAGAAGAGCCCGAAGAAGAGACTCAAAGCCAAGAACCCGTTGAAGAAAAGCCCAAGAAGAAACCGAATATCGGTCAAAGATTGAGTGAAGTTCAGCGGGAAAAGTTTCAAGCCTTGGACGAAAACCGACGCTTGAAAGAAGAATTACAGCGTCTGCAAGGGGTAGCGGATGCTTCCACCAGAACCGCTTTAAATCATTATGATGAGGCGGTGAATCAACGCCTGAAGGCTGCCAAAGAAGCTAAACGAAAAGCCATAGAATCCGGCGATATTGATGCTCAAACCGAAGCGGATGTCGAGCTTGGACTAGCGGCGTCTGATTATCAAGAAGCCAATCGTCTCAAAGCTCAACAACAAATGTATGAACAGCAGCAATACAATTATCAATACCAGCAGCCTCAACAACCGGCTGTTGAACCAGAGGCTGTTTATTTCGCACAAGAATTCGTTAATGAGAATCCTTGGTTTGATCCAAAAAGTGACGAATACGATACCGAAATGACAGGAACCATGAATGCTCTTATTCGTACCTTTGATGACAATCTCATGAGGGCGGGTTACGGACACGCCATCATGAGAAGTCCTTACTATTTCGAAACCATTCGGAAAAGCGCCCGGGAATTAAATGGCGTTAGACAAAAGATGGGAGGAGATTTAAACATGAGACATTCACGAAGTGCAGTCACACCAGTAAGACAAAGCGGATTTTCTTCACAACCTCAAGGATATTCCAATCAGCAAAAATTAAGCGCTGAAGAAATGGAAATGGCTCGATTGCATAAAATAGACCCCAAAGTCTATTTGCAGCACAAAATGAGAGAAATTAAGGAAACCCCTTGGAAGCGTAACAATAATTATGGGAGATAAACATGACTAAGGAAGTCACAGACCGAAAAAAAGAAGGAAGCCTCGAGCGGGGAGAAAAACCCAATCGCATTGAGGAATCCAGGAATATGGAATTACATGACGTTTATAAGCACGCCATTATGAATATGCAGCATCATAGCCCGCTTTATATTGATCCGGATATTATTCCCCAAGGCAAGGAATACAGCTGGAAAAGAGAAAGCGTCTACGGTGAACCGGATACCAAACGGATGGTGGAATGCCGTATGGTGGGATGGACCCCCGTTCCCTCGGATAGACATCCAGAATTGTCCTATCACGACTTTTTTGGCAGAACCAATCATATGAAATCCTATATCTTTCATTCAGGCTTGGTGCTCTGTGAAAGAGATATAGAATTAAGCCGCCTAGAAAAGGAAAAATATGAAAAGCAAAACTATATGAATTTGATTTCATTACAAGGGACAGAACATTATATGGGAGAGCCAACCATTCCAGTTAGGAATAACAGCCAAACCTATATCACCAAAAACGTTTCCGCTAATTAGACACCGGGGGCATTTTAGCCCTTGTCAGTCTAAAAGAGGGAAAGTTAGCATAGAAAAGTCTTCAAATGAAATTTTGGTCAGCCTTAAAAACTTTCCTTAATTTCATTTGAGGCTTCCAAGACAGCACCTTGTAAAACTGCTCAGCGGTAACCAAACGCTATGCTTGCTCAAGCTTTAAATGAGATAGAGCAGACCCCTCGATAAACGGTCTAATGGTTAAGACATTCATAGCTAATCTAGCTAGTAAGTAGATGGCAGCCTGAGCCAATCAGGAAGCTTGAGGTTTCGGCCTCTTACTCGCAGGATTATTGATGGAGTCTACACCATGACATATGGAGTAAATGCCCCTTTTGGTCTTCAGCCTCGCTACTACCTCAACGGCTCAACCTTTGATGGTCAAACCACAGAATA